TAATAAGACACTAGCAAGGATGCTATTAACAGTAAAACAATGCGCTTATACTCAAAAGGTTGCTAATGTAGATAAGATAGCCAATCCAGATGCTATTAATCGTGTAGGTGGAGTAATTAAAACTAAAAACGGTGCAACAGTAGATGATGTTACTAAGATATTTAATTATATTCATCCAGCAAGTATGAGTACAGATGTATCGAAGCTAATGAGTGATTTAATCTCTATCACTAGAGAACTTAAAAATGCAAGTGATATAGCAACAGGAGGTATTAATCCTGAACAGGCTTCTGGTAAAGCAATACTAGCAGTACAACAAGCATCACAACAACCAATGACAAAACAATTAGCAAACCTAAAGAGATGTATAGAAGAATTAGCCAGAATATGGCTAGATATGTGGACTGTATATACTCCAGATGGTATGAGACTAGAAGAAGAAGAGATGGATTTTGAAACTAACAAAACATATACACAATTAGTAGATATACCTGCAACAGTATTAGAAAACTTAAAAGGTACAGTTAAGGTAGATATAACGCCTAAGAGTCCATTTGATAAGTATGCACAAGAGTTAAGTTTAGAAAACTTGTTAAAAGGCGGTTATTTTACAGCTCAAAGAGTAGGAGAGTTAAGATATTATGCCGAAAGTCTTCCAGATGATGCCACAATGCCTAAACAAAAATTATTAGACGTATGTGACAAAATCGAAGACGAACAACGTAGAATAGCCGAAATTAATGCAGAGGCTCAAATGATGCAGCAGAGAGCCAATGACTTCTTAAGTGGCGACCCAGAAGCTCAAGCATCAAAGATAGATGAAGCACAAAGAGTTATTGAACAAGGCGAACAAACACCAGAAACAGAAGAAGAGCCAATAGAAACAGAAGAATCACCTGAATAGGTGTTTTTTTAGTCCAAGCCTTAAGACTTTAAAAGATGTGGTATGAGAAGCAAACTCAAACGAAAAAATAGGAGGAAAGAAAAATGTTTGAAGAAAACGAAAACCTAGTCGATGAGACTGAAAACGCTGAGGAACAAACAGCAGAAGAAATTGTTGATGATGTTGAAGAAGTGGAAGCCGTACAAGAGGAAGAAACAGAAACAACAGAAGAGCAAGAGAAAGTTTATACCGAAGATGAATTTAATCAAAAGTTAGACGATTTACTTGCAAAGAAGTTAGCTCGTAAAACAGCGAAGCTAGAAAAAGAGTATAAAAGAAAATACTCAAAACTAGAAAACGTGTTAAACGCTGGTTTAGGTACTTCTAATGTAGAAGAGGCCACAGACCAATTAACAGATTTCTATAAGGGTCAAGGTATAGATATACCAACAACCGACAACACATTTTCCGAAAGGGAAATAGAAGTTTTAGCAAGAGCAGAAGCAGACGACATTATTTCTTTAGGATATGATGAAATAAAAGACGAAAGCGACCGTTTAGCTAAAATAGGCGTGGATAATATGTCTCAAAGAGATAAAAAGTTATTTTCTTATCTAGCGACCGAAAGGAAACGAATTGAAGATGAGAGAGAACTTAACTCTATTGGAGTTAATAAAGATATGTTAGAAGATGAAGACTTTGTCGCTTTTAGAGGCAATCTTAACCCTGATTTATCTTTAAAAGAACAATACGAGATGTATTTAAAAATTAAGCCTAAAAAACAAACTAAAAAAATGGGAAGTATGAAAAGCGGAGCTACAGCAAAAGTCAAAGATTATTATTCGCCAGAAGAAATCGAAAGATTAACTGATGATGAGTTAGATAATCCAGATGTTTGGAAGGCAGTAAGAAAATCAATGACAGGCAGAGCTTAATACTTTCAAAGTAGAGGAGGAATAAAATATGGCAGTTGCAAATACTGTTGCACACTTTCAACAAACTATTTGGTCAAAATCAATTTTACGTTCACTACAAACAATCACTTCATTAAGAAATCATTGTGATTTCCAATATGAAAAAGATTCTAAAAATGCGAAAGAAGTTAAAATATTATCAGTAAACCGTCCAACTATTAGAACTTATATTCCAGGTACAGCTTTAACTCGTGAGAGCGCAGCTGATAGTTCTCAATTATTACAACTAAATCAATATAGATACTTCAATTTTGAAGTTGAAGATATTGTTAAAGCTCAATCAGTTCCAGGATTAATGGAATCATTAACTGATGAAGCTGCAAAAGGGTTAGCAGAAGAAGGAGACGCTTATGTTGGTTCTATCATTAAAGCTGATGTAGAAGCAACTACTCCAACAGTATCTATGAGTTCTAGTGTAATCACTTTAACTACTCAAAATGCTATGGCTAGTGTAGAAGATGGGTTTGCTACTTTATACGGAAACAACTGTAAAGTATCAGATACTTTCTACTTAGAATTAGCACCAGCAGTATTCACTACTTATAGACAACAATTAACTGAACTTTCTACTAATAACCCTGACATTCTTAAAAAAGGAGCAGTTGGAAAAATCAACAACGCTTTTGTATGTATTGAAAACTTACTACCAACTGGTATTGACGGTTCTGGTTCTACTGATAACGTTTACTATAATATTTTAAGAACTGATAAAGCTATCGCATTTGCTGAACAAATTGAAAAAGTTGAACACTATAGACCTGAAGATGCATTTACTGATGCAGTTAAAGGTTTATATGTATTCGGCGCTAAAATCGTAAGACCAAACGAAATCTATGTTATGAAAACAGCAATGTAAAATAAGGGTGTATAGCCCTTTTTATCGTGTTAAGAGGTAGATGGGTGCAACTCCCATAAACACGGCCGAGAAGGAGGATATATCATGAATAACGAGCTATTTACAGTAAGACCAAACCTAAAACAATTTTATGGTCGGACAGTAACAAAGGATACGACCTTTGACGAGGAAACTGACAACGGAGAAGTTAAACAAACGCTTAAAAACTTGACACTTAAAACAATTATAGATAGAAAAAGCGAATATGACGGAATTACATCTAAAGAGCATAGTGAACTTACTCAAAAATTAAAAGAAGGAACAATTTTAATATGGAGTGAAGTAGAGGGATATATTATTCCTAATGTTCCTATGTATAAACTAAAAGATTTGGAACAAGAAATTAAAGATGTTAAAAACATTTACAAAGAAAATACAGATATAAACCCAAAGGAGTGATTATATGACTTTAGAAGAAATGAAAGATAAAGTATATGCCATGATAGAAGAATACAACGAAGATGCCGACGATTTAACAGAAGATGAAGATTTAGCTCTTAAAATGAATGGTGTTATTAACCAGATACAAAATGAACTTGCTAGGCACAAAAAAATACCTGCTATAAAAGAGATAGAGGTTACAGAAGGGGATATAAAACTTTTAAATGAAATAGCAGATGATATGTATCAATTAAACACTATTAAAGGAATAGATGCTGATATCAATCTAAATGAAGTTATTTTCAATGAAACAGGAACAGCTAAAATATATTACTATAAATACCCAACACAAATTGACAGAAATACGGAAGATAATTATGAGTTTGAATTATCAAGAGATGTACTTGAAATAATGCCTTATGGAGTAGCTGGGGACATATTAAAGAGTGATGTGTCTAGTCAATATGGTCATATATACTTTGACAGATATAGACAATTACTACAGGAATTAGATACAAAATATGGTACTATGGTTGCTTATATTGATGGAGGAATTGACTAATGGCTACACAGATAAGTGGAAGTTTAATAACGAGAAACTATAAAAACTTTTCTGGTGTAGATTTTTCATCAAGAGGTGACGAGGTATCATTAAACCGTTCTCCAGACGCTTTAAACATGTGGAAAAATTATAGTAATAAAGTGGGAAAATGCGTAGAGACGAGACCGGATACAGAATTGTATAAAAAATATGATGCTGATATTCATGGTCTCTTTTTTTATGAATATAACAATGTCGACCATTTAATAGTACATAGTGGTACAAAACTTTATGATGGCACTAATGCTATTTACTCTAGTATGGCAGAACATAAAAGCAATTATTTTGTATACGATAGCAAATTATACATCATGGATAGTAATAAATACTTGGTATATGATGGAACGACTATATCAGAAGTAGAAGGTTATGTACCAACGACTTCAATAAGTAGAAGTCCAGCACAAGGCGGAGTAATACATGAAGACGTTAATTTACTTACACCTTATAGGAGAAATACGTTCTGTGCTGATGGCGAATCTACTGAATACCATTTAGACGCACAAAACATTGATGAAGAACAAGTCAGAGTATGGATTCGTGAAGATATAGACTTTGAAGAAGTTACGACAGGATTTACTACTAACTATGAAAAGGGGATTGTAACATTTACAACAGCACCATCAGTACCATTAACAGATGGTGAAGATAATGTAATGATTCAATATAAGAAAACTAGAGAAGGGTATAGACAGAGGATAGAAAATTGTACGCTATTAGAAGTATTTGATAATAGAGTATTCTTTAGTGGTAATAATGACTATCCAAACGTTTTATTTCATTGTTCTTTAAATGATCCAACTTATATAAGTGATTTAGATTATTATGAAGAAGGAACAAACGATAGTGCTATTAGGGCGTTAGTAGCAGGAAATAATGCTATATGGGTAATGAAAGAACCAAGTCAAAGTAATACAACTATTTTCTATCATAACCCAACGATAGATAGTGATTATGGGAAAATATACCCATCTACTCATTCATCTATTTCAACAGGATGTCAGACGACAGGAATTAACTTTAACGATACTATTTGTTTCTTTAGTGATAATGGCATGGAAGCAATAAGCGGAGATGTTACAACCGAACAAGCGATTGCTCATAGAAGTACATTTATTGATAATAGACTTTTAAATGAAGAAAAATATGAC